TCAATATCTGCGTAAGCTTTAACATTTACTGTTCCTATTCTTACTGCAGTCGATTGTCCAGTTAATCCCATAACTTGGTCTTTTGGATCTATGCTCCCTACAGAGGACGTAGCAGAAACACCTGTTAATCCCATAATATCTGCAGGCGCTAAAGCTCCTACCGCAGCTGTAGCTGCTTGACCTGTTAATGTGACGGCTACAGATCCTGTTCCTAATATTGTGCCTAAACTAAAATCTGCTTGCACACCTGTTAAAGTTACATCTTCATTTGGTACAACAACAGATCCTAATGAAGTTGTTATTGAAAAACCAGAAGGGAAAACAGCTGTTCCAACAAAAGATATAGGTGTTCCTAATGTAGAAGTTATTGATTGTCCTGTTACAGATACATCTTCGTTTGGTGCAACTGCTGATCCTTGAGAAACAGTAATTTCTTGTCCTGTTAAACCTACAAACTGATCTGCAGGATCTACTACACCAATCGCTGAAGTAATAGACTGACCCGTTATTGTTGGTGTCACAGAAATATCTGGTGTTGCTGTTCCTAATGATGATGTAATCGAGATACCAGTGACTGAAACTGTTTTAGGTATTACTGGTGAAATAGAACCAACTGATGCTGTAGAAGAGTTTCCTGATAATGTAATATCAGCAGTTCCTGATAGTGTTAAAGAGCCAACACTAAAAGTTGCAGATAATCCTGTTAATGTAATTGTTTCGTCAGCAAGGTTTCCCCAACCACTATCGCCCCACGCTTTTGCACCCCAACCGGTTGCAAGTAAAGCATCTTCATTCCAATATGCTTGGCCCCAGGTGAATCTACCCCATCCTGATTGAACCGACATCTTGGTCCTCCTATGCTAATCTGATGATAGCGTTTGATGCGTCTGCTGCTGGAAACTGAATTGTAAAAGTTCCGTTAGTTGCTGTTTTATCGGAACCAAAAGCTATAGCTGCCACTGCCGCATTTGTTGCAGATGAATTGTAAATTAATGCACCGTTAGCTGTGAAAGTAGCTGATGAAAAACTTACGTCTGCGAAATCACAAAGTGCAGTTGTGCTTGAAGCAACTGGAGTTACGCTTGTTAACGTAGCACCACCAGAAGTATAAGCAGTCCCAGATGTGTTTGTAATTTCTTCTGAAGTTGTGAAAGCCGTAGTTGATGCTCCAAGAGTTGCGTCGCTATCATACAAAGCAATTTTAAAAGTGTTACCAGTCGTTGCTGTAAAATTGTGCACACCTTTTAAAAGTTCTACTTTAAAACTTGTACAAATTGCCGATGTTATTGCCATATCTTATCTCCTAAGGGTTCGTTGATGGTATTGATAATCTGACAGCGCCGTCGGTATAGTCATCTCGTCTTCTTCTGCCAATTTGTTCAACACCAAACTTATCTACTTCCTGTTTATACTTTTGCTCGTATAATGTCAACATATCTGCTGGGCCTTTCAAAAAAGCATATGTCTCTGCTAAACAGCAGTATAATAGGCCATTTGGAAAGTTTAAGCTAATATAATTACTAGTATTATCAGAGGCTAAAGTAGCCGGCATCTTATTGTAATGAACCCTAAATTTATAATTTGTGTTTGGCGTAGGGGCTAAAAAAATACGCCCAGAATTAGTATCTCCATCTCCAGTGGCATTACCAAACATTGCATAATATTTTGGTCTACCCTGCGCTGCAGAAGTCCCTGTAATAGGTTGATACTCTTGCAAGTATGTTACATCTTTTTTTTCTAACCAAACATTACTACCTGTTAAAACAGCGCTTGAATCATAAACTTGTATACCTCTAATAAACAAAGCTCCACCTGGAGCATTTATAGTTTCTTGACCTGGAACTAAATTACCAGACTGTTGTCTTCTATCTGCATCGATAGGGACATCACGCATTATTCTATATTGCGCATTTAAAATAATATTTTCTAAAATATCTGTTGTTAATACATTAGAATCTACCTCTGTGTAGTTTCTAATTTGTGTGACTAATCCTGAATAACTTAATCCTGCCATTATGGTGTTAATGTTGCCGGTCCAGCCGTAACTAACATTCCTCCTGCTCTTTCCGTTACCGTAGGAGTTGATCCTAATGTAAACGTATAATTATTTGTTCCTGTAACTGTTATACTAAATCCTGAAGAATTTTCAAATGCTGTAAATGCTACGCCTCCAGGTGACCCATCAACGTTTCTAAAGACAACTGTATCTGAATTTGATCTACCATGACTAGGTTCTGTCACCGTAATTGTAGTGCTACCTGATGTAATATTAAATGGATTACCAGGTAATAAACGATCTGTAGCTGGTTCTGTTCTAGCAGGTTTTGCATTTTGTAAACCTTGAGGATCTGCTCCATGTGCTCTTGGTTCTAATTGTGGCTGTTTAGGTTCAAACTCAGATATATGCACTCTAGAACCATTCCATTCTTGAACCATTTCTTTATATGGAAACTCCATTCCTGATCTATCAGATATAAATTTAGCATATTTACCTTTTGCAAAATTAGACATTTGGATAATAAGTTTTAGGGGTTATGTAAGAACTCGATGATGAACCATCTTCAGCCAAGGCTCTTTGTAATTCATCTTCATAATACAGTTTCATTTGTTGTGATAATTCAGGCTTAAATTTTTGTGCTAAATAAAAAGCTAATCCAGATACCATACAAGGTACAAATCTATATGGCACATCTGTAGCGTTAGTATAATCACCTATATCTTGTATTCTTTTAACAAAGTAAAAATTAATTGTATTACCAGCTTCTGATGATCCTGGTGTTAAGTATAAAGTGATTGTAACTTTATCTATGAATCTTTGAACGTAGTATTGTGACGGCTGACCTGTTGATGTTTTATTAGAAAGAGCTTGATACGTAGATCTATTTATTTTTGTAAGAGGTGAATCAACACTTGAAGAGTTTCTGTAAACAGCTTCTAATACATCATCAACACCATACACAGCAGTGGCATCAGAAGTGCCATCACCTGTAGATCTAAACATAGTGTAAACGGCTTGACCATTAACTAATGTGATTGAGTTGTTTCCTATTTGCCAATAATGAAGTCCTCTATTACCCCATTCTTGAAATAGAATATTTAGAGATCTTCGTGCTTGACGCAACTGATTACCAGAAACACCTTGCAAACCTATTCTCTCATATGCCTCTTCAATTATCTCGTCAATAGCAAATGTTTTATCAAAAGTTGTTGTACCCGAAGTAGTGTTAGCCATCTAACCTCCTACTTATCTATCATCAACGTCGCTGCTGTTACGTTTGGTATTGCAGATACTTTCATTCCGCCTGGAAAAAGTACACCGTCTTCTGGAATGTTAAATGCAAAAACATCACCGTTAGCAACATCACCTTGAAATAAAGTTGTACTATCTGTGTTATCTTGCAAAGTTATGCCTCCAGCAGATCCTCCACCATCAGAAACAAGAATTAATCCTCTTAATCTAGTTCTTCCTGCGAACACTGCACCAGTTCCTGTAACTCTTACTGCTTTTACATCTGACTTCATATTTTATCTCCTTATTGGTGTGGGTGAGTATCAAGATCAAAAAGTCTCGAAGTTTCTCACCCACATAATTATTAACTTACTGCTGCACTAAATGGTGTGGCTGCATCACCAGTTCCACCAGTGTTCACTTGAACACCCCATCTGTTTGCACCGATCGCTTTGCAAGTTATGATTGTTCCAGCTAATCCTCCAGTCGTACTACCGTTTAAAGTAATAGTGTCAGACGCAGCTGCAGTCATAAACCCTTCAGCGTTATCGTTAGTGTCTGTGTCAACAATGATTGCATTACCAGTCATCGTGTCACTAGCGTTAGCAACTTGTAATATAAAGCTGCCTGTTTTAGTTGTTCCAATGTATATTTCAAAAGAAGCACCTAAATTGTTCGCTGAGTTTGGATCGTTACCTGGACCCGCAACACCTGAATCATCGACTATACGCGTCTATGTTCTAATTAATTGTATAGTAAGAAAGTTATACTCTTATTTTTTCAAGAGTGCAAGAGAGCCTGTGCTTTGGTTTGATATTTATCCAAGATGTAGCTTTTTACTAAGTAGCTACAGAAACTTCGGGTGCAGCGTCCTCTATTCTATTAGAAAGGGTAGCTATTTTAGCTTCCTCTTCCTTGATCCTATTGACAACTTCTCTAATTTTCTTGTCAATTCTAACCATGTCCAAAGTATACCTTTGGTTGTCACGCTGATGCACCGCCCACTCTGTCTCGAGACTTCTCTTCTGTTTGTAAAGGTCTCTGACTTGTATTTGCATCTATGGTCTCCTCATAAGTTAGCCATAATTTAGACGAATCAATGAATCCATCTTTTTCCCATACTATAGCATTTTCTCCTAGTTTGTCAACTAATGCGTTTTCAAACGCTTTACTGTCGTCCTCAGCTATAACGTTAAAGTCCGCACGGTATCCATATGCTTTAATCTGTACTCGAAATGTCTTCATGATTACCCTTCTCTACCATAAAAAAAGGGGGCTCAAAAGCCCCCTTTTAATTTTATTTTAATACGAATTACGCACCTGGAGACGCGAAAATACCTCTAGGGTCAGATACACCAAATGAGTATCTTTCTCTAGCTTTGTATCTTACGTTACCAGT